ATGAGCGGGAACGCTTATACCCATGGACTTAACTATGACCTAATCAAGCGAGCGGTTCACGGCGACGAGGCAGCACTTACGGAAATCCTGCGGATATACGAACCTTTTCATAATTCCCTCTGCACCCGCGAGGTGCTGGGAAGCGACGGCAGAATCCATAGGGAAATTGACGAGGACAAAAAGCAGCAGGTACAGATGCACCTTGTGGAAGTGATCCAGAAAAAATGGAGGGAACTGATATGAACCTATTACAGCCAGATTTGTTTTCCTTCGCCTATGTTCCGAGCTGGTACTGCCAGCTTGACGATCTGGCGGAGCTGGCCCGCCCGGAGCCGTGGCGCTTCCGGGAACCTATATACTCAACCAAAAATCCAGATACTCCGATATTAGAGCGATATATCCACGCGATATTCAAAAAGCAAGCGATTGACTATAACGAGGAAAGAAGCCCGGAGAACGCAGCGCGGTATTTCCATGTGGAGAATGAATACGCCTGCTTCCATACCGGCCTGTATACAAAACGGTACAAGGCGATCTATGCCTGCTTTGACCGGAACAAGCGGCAGGCCAGTATGCTGGACTGGTATTTCCGGGGCTTTGCGGACGAGCTTTCCCCATGGCTGAAATATGTAAGCCCGCTCCCGCAGAAGCCCAGCTACTATATGACGCAGTATGGCGTCAACTACAACCCGGAGTGGCCGATACGGGTAAACATAGACCACATTTTGGGCGACGAGGAGAATGTTTCCCGTCTGCCTGCCTCGATCCGCGACGCGCAAAATCTGCCCCTGCTACTTGAAACGGCAGTAGAGCTGGCGCGGAGGAAGGCGGTCATTGAGCCGAGCATTGTGGTGCCGCAGGGCTACCAAGGGAGGGTGCAGTATCTTCTGCCGATCTGTCTGACCGATATGGAGAACCCCGACCTTGCTATGACCCTCACCATCATGGACGGGTACTATTTGGGTAATACCTGCCTTACGTTGGAGATGGCATACCTGAACGCCCGTCTGCTGGCGAGGCCGGTGGCTCCGTGGCTGGCGGAGCTTGTCATGTAGGAAGAAAATCATAGCAGGTCATATATTCCCCATAGCTGGACAGCGGCAGAGACAGAAAGGGGCGTATATGAGATGCGCAGGAAGAAGGAGGCGCAGAACAATGGGCTAAAGAAAACAGTGCGGCCCGTCTGCTGTCCGGTATGCGGGCGGCGGATCATGGACGCAGTATCAGGTACAAAGACGCAGCTAATTACCCCGAAGAAGGGCCGGTATCCCGATTTCATCATAAAGTGCGGGCACTGTGGCTCGGAAGTCGGGGTAATTAAAACTGAATAGAGAAAACCTTTGATCCGCTCCGAGCCTTCGGGCCGGGAGCTGACCGGAGATACCGCCACGGCAATATGGCACGGCCCGCAGGGAATGTATGCGGGCCGGGGAAACGGATGGCTAAACCGGGACAGGGATCACTCGTTTGTTTGAGCATGATGCACGGAGGGGAGATTTCATTCCGAAAATATGATTGACCCTCTAATACGCCACTTTCATTTCTGAGGGTGGATATGACATTGAGCCTGACAGGCGGCACTTTTTGTGCTGCTTGTCAGGCTCTTTTTTGTTTACGACGGCGCGGGTGCCGCCTGCCGGGCTCCGAAAGGAGAACGGCAAAATGAAGATCAAGTATGAATTTGTAAACGGAGAAACCTCGGAGATTGAGGTGGATGATTCCCTGGGCGAGCTGCTGGTGGATTTTGAACGGCAGCAGTACAACAACGACCATAAGGAAACCCGCCGCCATGTTTCCCTTGACGGCATGGACTACGAAGGGGAGCTGTTTGCTTCGGCAGAGGATACTGCAGGCGAGGCGGAGCGCCGGGAGGATACGGCCCGGCTGCTTTCCGCTATGGAGGCCCTCTCCCCTGCCCAGCAGGAGCTGGTGTTAAAAGTTTATTTTAACGGGCGCTCCTGCGCCAGCATTGCCGCCGAGGAGGGCGTGGATAAATCCGCCATATCCCACCGGTTGGAGCGCATTTATAAAAAACTCAGAAAAATTTTGAAATAGACCGTCAACCTTTGCCTTTCCCGTGGCCGGATATTGAGGGCCAACGATACGCGCCCTTAGAAAGAGGTGAAAGGCAAATGAAACATAACTTGAAGATCAGTCTTGCACAGGGGCCGGAATCCAGCGGCATTGTCCGCTGTAAGACCGTTTCCCTGCGCGAGCGGGTATTGCGGAGGCTGTTTGGCGATATGCGCCGCGTTACCATCATTGTCCCCGGCGACAGCGTGGAGGAGCTTTCGGTGCGTGAGGTTGCGGAGGTGGGCGTCCATGGGGGTGCATGAGGAAAACCGTCCGGCCCTTCCGATCAAGGCCACGCCATACCAGCACCAGATTGAGGCTTACCGCTTTGCCTGCGGTTTGTTCGGCCTACTGCCCGGCGGCGGAAATGAGAGCGGCGGCTGTGCGCTGCTTATGGAAATGGGAACCGGGAAGACCATCACCAGCATAGCGATCACCGGCGCACTGGCTAACGCAGGCCATATCCGCCGGGTGCTGATCGTGGCCCCGCTTTCCATCCTTGGCGTATGGGAGGAGGAATTTCAGAAGTTTGCGGCTTTCCCCTATGCGCTGGCTGTCCTTTCCGGCACCGGTGCAAGGAAGCTGGATACCCTGCGGCACATGAATGGGGCCGCCCTGCAGGTGGTCGTGGTGAACTATGAGAGCGCATGGCGGCTGGAAAAGGATCTGTCGGCATGGCGGCCCAATCTGATTATTGCGGACGAGGGCCACAAGATCAAAACCCACAATATCGCCGCCAGTAAGGCATTGCACCGGCTGGGCCGGGTGGCGCAGTACCGGCTGCTGCTGACCGGTACAGTTATCACCAACAAAGCTATTGATGTGTTCAGCCAGTTTAAGTTTGCGAATCCTTCTATTTTCGGCCAGAGCTTTTACGCTTTCCGGAGCCGGTATTTTGACATGGTGGGATATGGGAACCATACGCCGGTCTTGAAGAAATCCATGGAGGCAGAGCTTACGGAAAAGCTCCACAGTATTTCCTACCGGGCTACAAAAGCGGAATGTCTGGATTTGCCGGAAACTACCGACGTGATCCGGCAGGTGGAATTGGAATCTGCGGCCCTGCGGATATACAAGGGCCTCGTAAAAGAGAGCTATGCCGAGCTGTCCGGCGGCGAGGTAACGGCCCCGAACATTCTCACCCGGCTCCTTCGGCTGTCCCAGCTTACGGGCGGATTTATCGGCAATGACGAAACCGCCGCTGTGGAGCAGGTAAGCGCGGCCAAGCTGGCGGCCTTGGAGGATATTCTGGACGGCGCGGCGGCAGAAGGAAAGAAGCTGGTTATCATTGCCCGTTTTATCCCGGAGATTAAGGCTATCTGTAAGCTGTTAGAGAAGCGGGGCCTTTTGTATTCCTATATCACCGGGGAGGTGAAAGACCGGAATGAGCAGGTGTCCGCTTTCCAGAATGATCCGGCGGTCATGGCTTTTGTGGGCCAGATTGCAACGGCGGGAATGGGGATCACCTTGACGGCGGCCTCTACCATGGTCTTTTATTCGCTGGACTATTCCATGTCGAACTTCGAGCAGACCAAGGCGAGGATTCACCGGGTGGGCCAGCGGATGCCCTGCACCTATCTGTATCTGGTGGCGCGGGGAACTGTGGACGAGAAGGTGCTGGCAGCATTGAAGGATAAGGCCGACCTTGCCCGGACACTTGTAGACGATTACCGCAGCGGGAAAAACCCGTTTGCACCATAGGAGGAGAAAAATGTCTGAACAGTTATTTGAACTCGCCGACCGGCTCCGGGCGCTCCGTGACGAGAAGGTCGAGGCCGAGCAGCGGGTAAAGGAATTAAACGCCGAGATTGACGAGGTGGACTACCGTCTGTCGGAGCTTATGGCGGATACGGAAACGCAGAATTTTACCCGCGCGGGAATGATGTTCTGCCTGACGACCAAGACCCGCGCGTCCGCTACCGCTGGCCGCAAGGAGGAGCTGTTCAAAGCCCTGCGCGGCGAAGGGTACGGCGACCTTGTATATGAAACGGTGAACGCCAACAGCCTCTCGGCCTTTGTAAAAGAGCAGATGGCGGAGAACGGCGACGTTCTGCCCGCATGGCTTGGCGGGCTGGTGAATGTCTTTGAGAAAACCGGCGTGAGCCTGCGCAAAGCGTCAAAGTAAATATTTAGGAGGAAAAACCCCATGAGTAATAAGAATGAGCTTACCACTACCGGCGCGGGCTTTCTGGCCCTTGCCGACTTCAATATGAGTGAAACCATGGCCGAGGAGCTGGAAGGCTTGGAGGGCGGCTTTGACCGGGTGAAGATTCCGGCAGGCGGTGCCATCATGTTCGAGCTTCCCGGCGACGAGGCCGACGAGCCGGAAACCGTGAAGGAGTTTTCGGCGGTGATCCTGTACCATCATCCGGTACTGCAGTATTACAAAGAAAAATATACCGGCGGCAGTAACCCGCCCGATTGCGGGAGCTTTGACGGCGTGACCGGGGAAGGCGAGCCGGGCGGCGTCTGCGCGAATTGCCCGCTCAATCAGTTTGGCTCCGGCGAGAACAACAGCAAAGCCTGCAAGACCCGCCGCAGGGTATTCCTGCTTAGAGAGGGCGAGCTGTTCCCGCTGATCCTCTCCCTGCCGACCGGTTCCATGAAAGAGTTTTCCCGTTACATCAAGCGCCTGCTTTCCAAGGGACGGAAAAGCAACTCGGTTGTTACCCGCTTTTCTTTGAAGAAGGCCACCAATAACAGCGGTATTGCCTACTCGCAGGCACAGTTTTCCATTGACCGGCCCCTTACCAGCGAGGAGCAGATTTTGATTACCAAGCTCTCCGATCAGGTGAAAGGATACAGCCGCCGCGTTGGCTTCGATATAGAGGAGCCTGTGGAAGCAGAGGAGCCGCTTGTAGACCCGGAAACCGGCGAGGTCATCCCGCCGCTTTAATAATGAACCGCCCACTGCGGAGCGGGGCCGCCCGGCCTCCTCCGCTTTTCGGGCAGAATGGAGGAAATATGGACTATTCATGTGTGACGACATTGAAAAAGATAAAGGACTATCTGGCCGGGGCTTCTATTGTAGCCTTTGACTTTGAAACCTCGCCCGTGGAGGCATACCGCTCGGAGGAAAAGGCGGCTCTGGACGCCCACAAGGCAGAGATTACCGGCGTGAGCTTTTCCGTATCCGAGGGCAGCGGAATCTATGTCCCCCTGCGGCATAAGACCGGCAGGAATATCGGGAAGCCGGAGGCGGTCATGGAATACCTGCGCGGCGCGTTCTTTGAAAATACCGCCGTGGTGAAGGTGGCCCACAACCTTGCCTTTGAAGCTATGTTCCAGTATGCGCTGGGTGTGGTGGTGCAGGCACCGGTCTATGATACCATAGCGGCGGCCCAGCTTACCTTAAAGAGCGGCACCGCTTTCAGGAGGCTTTCGGACAGCGGCCTGAAAACCCTCGTACCACAGCTTTTTGGCGTGGAAATGCCGGACTTTCAGACCGTGACCGATGGGCGTTTCTTTGACGAGCTTTCCCCGCAGGATGCGGAAACCGTCCGTTATGCCTGCGCCGACAGTGACTATGCCCTGCGGCTGTATCACCTGTTCAATGGCTGGTTTGACCGGTATCTCCCGAAGCACCGGTTCCTTGTGGAGCAGGTGGAAAGCCCCACCACCGTATACTGCGGCATCATGCGCTATAACGGCCTGCTCATGGATCAGGCAGCCATGGAGGAAAAGCAGGCTGAAGCCGAGGAGCGCCTTGTAAAAATCCGGGAGGAAATCGCCTTTATGATTGGCGACGTGGAGATCGGGGCCAACGCCTCCACCTCTGCGTTTAAGAGCTATCTTTTTAATGACCTCGGCCTGCCGGTCTTGAAAACCACGGTCAAGTATCAGGAAGCGGCGGATGATGAAACCATGATTCGGCTGGCGGATTGGTGCCGGGAAAACCGCCCGGAGCTTACACGGCTCTTTGAGCTGGTGCAGGAATATCGCCGCTGGGGGAAGATCAAGGGGACATATCTGGACGGCTATCTGCGCCATGTGAACAACGCCACAGGCCGTATCCATCCCGACCTTATGCCGCTGGGAACGGAAACGGGCCGGTTTGCCGCCCGCAACCCGAACCTTCAAAATATGCCCCGCAAGGGCAGCGACCCCATCGGAATCCGCAACCTGCTCGTTGCACCCTCCGGGTGTGCAGTTATGGAGCTTGACTATTCGCAGGTGGAGCTTCGCGTCGGGGCCTTTTACTGCAGGGATGAAAAAATGCTGGAAACCTACCGAACCGGCGGCGACATCCATGCGCAGACCACTTCGGTCATTTACCATATCCCGGTGGAGCAGGCAGCGGATAAGAACGCGGAGAATTTCAAGGAGCGGCGCACCATTGCGAAAAACTGTAACTTTGGCGTATTTTACGGCCTGTTTCCGCGCGGCCTGCAAAAGACGCTGAAATTTAAGGCAGGGCTTGACGCTACCTTGGAAGTCTGCGAGGAGATCATTGCGAACTTAAAAGCCGGGTATCCCCAGCTTTCTTTATGGCAGGAGGTCGTGAAGCGGCAGGCCAAGGTGCGCCGGTACAGTGAAACATGGCTGGGCCGCAGGCGGTATCTGCCGAACATTGCCTCCGAGGATTGGGGAAAAAAGAGCTTTGCGGAACGGTGCGCCATGAATACGCCCATACAGGGAACCGCCGCCGACATTGTAAAAATGGCAATGGCCCGGCTCCTCCCGGTGCTGGCGCAGTATCCGTGGATTCTCCCCGTCCTTACCGTCCATGACAGCCTTGTGTTTTATCTGCCGGAGGGTAAGGTGGCGGAGGCCGGACGGCTCATTAAGGGCCTCATGGAAAAGCAGCCTTTCCCGGAATTTGATGTGCCGCTGGTGGCCGAGGTGGCAGCAGGCGTCAATTATGGAGAGCTGGTGGATATGGAGGTGGAGGCATGAGCGCGAACCTTTATAATTCCGAGAGCTATTCTGACCCGACCGCATATGAGGCCCTTTCCCATATCGAGCGGGAAGTTAAGAAAACGGCATACAGGCCGCTGGTCTTTATCTGCTCGCCCTATGCCGGGGATATAGAGCGCAATACGGAGCAGGCGCGGGAATACAGCCGCTTTGCGGTATCAAAGAACTGTATCCCCATAGCGCCGCATCTGCTGTTCCCTCAATTCATGGAGGAGGACGATCCAGCCCAGAGGAGCCTCGGCATCTTTTTCGGGCTGGTCTTGCAGAGTAAATGCCGTGAGGTGTGGGTGTTTGGACGGACGATCTCAAAAGGGATGGCGATGGAAATTGCAAAAGCAAGGGAGCGGAAGCTCCCCGTCCGCTATTTTACAGACCGTTGCATGGAGGTGGTGAAGAAACAATGAGGAAAGCATTGAACGTCCCGCTGGAAGAATTTCTGCGGCCCTTCTTTGGGCCGTCGGATCGTATCTGCCTGCGGGTATTCGACGATAAGAAAACCGGCACTTTCAAAGGGGCCAAACTGGAAACGACCCTCTCCGGGATCGCCGGGCTTATGGATACCTTAAAAAAGCATAATGAGAGGAACCGGGGTATTTATTTTGTGGTGAACTTCGGCGGCCATGAGGACGGGGAGATTTCCCGGATCAACGCTCAATTCATGGAATGTGACGAGCTGTCCTTGGAGGAGCAGCTTAACCAGATTGAAGCGTTTCCGCTGGAACCGTCGCTCATTGTGAAAACCCGGAAATCCCTGCATACCTACTGGCTCATAAAGGACGGCGACGTGGCCGCTTTCCGCCGGATACAGAAAGGGCTTGCGGCCCATTTTGGCGGGGATAAAACCTGCGTCAATGAAAGCCGCGTCCTGCGCCTGCCGGGCTTTTACCATTGCAAGCAGGAGCCGGTCTTGGTGGAGTGTATCCATTTCCGCCCGGAGCTTCGGTATACGCAGGCGGAGCTTGCGGCCCATCTTCCCAAGGTGGAGAGCGAGCCTGCCGCGCCGGGCGTGGGCCAGAGCAAAGGGACAAGGCAGGGCCTTTCGCTGGTACTCAGGCGCTGTGCATTTATGGCGCATTGCCGGGAGGATGCGGCGACCCTTTCAGAACATGATTGGTACAGCATGATAACAAACCTTGCTGTTTTTGAGGGCGGCGAGCGGGCCATCCATGAACTGTCGGCAGGCTATCCAAAATATAAGGCGGCGGAAACGCAGGAGAAAATCCGGCATTTCTTAAACAGCGGCACAAAACCGATCACCTGCAGGAATATCGCGGAGAAGGGATTTTCCTGCCCGCGCATGGCGGACGGCTCCTGTACCTGCAAGGCCCCGGCGGCCCTTTGCTATCAGCCCCTTACGCTGGATGAATTACGGGAGGCCCTTTCCGGCGCAGAGGTCTTTTCCGCCCCGGTGGAAGCAGTACGGGCCGCAAAGCAGTTTGTGAAGGAGGCGCTCTATAACGTTGAGCCGCTGGACGCCGGGACATTCATTGAATACGAGCTGCGGCAGCATTTCCGGCTCAAAACGCCGGATGCCAAGGCGCTGATTTCCTATCACAAGGAGCTGTTTAAGGCGTATGCGGCGAATAAGGAAACCCGGCAGGCGGCGCAGGATACGGAGCTGCCGGAATGGTACGAAGTGACCGAGCGCGGCGGCCTGCGGTTCATATCCGGCCTGCTTGCAAACCACCTTTCCGGGAATATGGACGCTTTCTATGCGGCGAGCAGCTTTTTCTTCTATCAGGACGGCGTATACCGGGAGGGCGAGGATATGGTGGCGGCGGCCAAGGTGCGGGAACTTATGATTCCGAGGACAGTATCCATGCAGGCCATTAACGACACCGTGGGCCAGTGGAAAATGCTGATAATGAAGCCGATCATGGAGATCAACAGCAACCCCTTTATCCTGAACCTGCGAAACGGCTTATACAATACCCTCAACGACAGCTTTAAGGCCCATACGCCGGAATATTACTCAACCGTACAGCTCAAAGCGGCCTATATGCCGGACGCGGCCTGCCCGCAATTCGTGCAATACCTTCAAAGTATGCTGGCCGAGGAGGAAATCTATCTGGTGCAGGAGATTTTGGGGTATCTGCTGATCCCGGTAAACAAGGCGCAGAAATCCTTTGTCTTTGTAGGTGCGCCCAACGCGGGCAAGTCTACCCTGCTCAATGTGGTACAGGAAATATTGCTGGGGAGCGAAAATGTGTCGAACATCCCATGGCAGAACCTTGGCGACCGCTTCAATAAAGCGGAGCTGTTCGGGAAGCTGGCGAATATCTTCGCCGACCTGCCATCTAAGAGCATTGACGATAACGGGATGTTCAAGGCCCTTACCGGCGAGGATTTCATTACTGCTGAGCGGAAGAACAAAGACCCTTTTTCCTTCCGGCCCTATGCGCGGTTTTTGTTTTCCTGTAACGAGATACCGCGCAATTATGGCGACAGGTCGGAGGGCTTTTACCGGAGGCTCCTTATCATCCGGTTTGAGAAGTCCGTCCCCAAGAGCCAGCGTGATCCGAACCTTGCGGAAAAGCTGGCGGCGGAGCGGGACGGAATCCTTATGTGGGCGCTCTCCGGGCTAAAGAGGCTGATCGCGGCGAATTATGCGTTCAGCGAAACCGAGCGAACGCGGGCGGAGCTGGATAAATACCGGATCGAATCAAATAGCGTTTTGTCTTTCGCTAAAGAGTACTGTAAACGGGATGAAAAGGGCTTTACGGTTCGTGACGATCTGTTTTTACGATACAAGGAATATTGCGGCAATGCCGGGATGAAGCCGGTATCTCAGACCAATTTCAACAAAGAGCTGGAAGCCGGATTTCCGGAGATTACGCGTGGGCGGGATAAGCTCTCAAAGCGCCGGGTATGGCGCGGGCTGGCCTATGTGGAAGGAGGTGTGGGGGCTGATTGACCGTTTCTGTGACCGGAGAAACCGGAAAAACCGGGATTTGTTCATTCCTTGCGCATAAAAGCCAGAGGGATGAAAAGAGCCTTATTTTTAAGAAAAATATATATAGTGTGGTAATTTCCCGGTCTATCCGGTTTTTCCGGCGCGGCGGCATCTGCCCGGACGGTATGGAGAAAGAGATTGTTGCCGTAATCCTGCGGTATTTGAAACAGCGGCCCCGGTGCTTTGCGTGGAAAACCCACGGCGGTATGTACGGCACAGCGGGGATACCAGATATAATTGCCTGCATGGACGGCAGGTTTTACGCTTTCGAGGTGAAGCAGCCCGGCGGGCGGCTTACCCGGTTGCAGGAAGTAACCCTTAAAAAAATACGGGCCGCAGGCGGCGTGGCCGTAAAAGTGACTTCCGTGGAGGAGGTAAAGGCCGCCATTTTGGAGGAAGGAGGCTCGTATGGAGACTGATTTGGAGCAGTTGCGTGAAATGAACCAGAGGATAAACGAAAAGCTGGCAGAGGCGGCCCGCCTGTACCGGGAAGGGCGCTTTGCCGAGTGGGCGGCGCTGGATCGGGAGATCACCGGGGACATTGACCGTTATGTGGATATGCAGCGGGCCTTCGGTTCTTCGGGAAAGGAGGCGGCAGTATGATTGCATGGAAATACTTGAACAAGCCGTCGGCTACGGTGGCGGCATTGCAGGACTATTCCACGATGCGGGATATTATCAACATTACCCCGCAGGAAACGAAGGAGCTTTACGATCAGATGATTTCCGTGGGCAGCAGGCCCCTCAATGGTCTGCCTACAAGCTGGAACCCGCAGGCAGGCGAGGAGCGGCTGGTAAAGTCGCTGGATACGCTGGACGTGATTCAGGAGCGATACCGACAGGCCGTGGAGTATATGCACTGGCTGGAACCGGCGTGGGCAACCTTGTCGGATATGGAGCAGACGGTACTCCGGGAATTTTACATGAGCGACAACCTGCGTTCCGGGGCTTCGGCCCGCCTGCAGGAGAAGCTCAATTTCAGCGAGCGGCAGATTCAGCGTATCCGGGAGAAGGCGCTCAAACGGATGTCAATACTTCTGTTCGGCAAATGAAAGATGGCAGTTTAATGGCACTTTATTTGCTTTCGGATATGGTATACTGATAGTGTGAAAGAGTGAACCAAGGGAGCCTTCGCAGTACGCGGGGGCTTTTCTTATGCCATGAAAGGAGGCGGCAGCTATGCCATACAAACCCAAGCGCCCCTGTTCCTATCCGGGCTGTCCGCGATTGACAGACGGGCGCTATTGCGAGGAGCACCAGAAGATTATCACGGCGCATTATAACAAGCATGAGCGCGATCCGGAAAGTCGGCGGCGCTATGGACGCGCATGGAAGCGGATTCGTGACCGCTATATATCCGCCCATCCATTGTGCGAGGAGTGCCAGAAGGCGGGCAAGATTACCCCGGCGGCGGAGGTTCATCATATCAAACCGCTGTCGCGCGGCGGCACCCATGTAGAGAGTAACCTCATGGCCCTATGCAAGCCGTGTCATTCTGAGATTACGGCCCGCGAAGGCGGCAGGTGGGAACGCCGCCGCTGACCCTCCGGGGGTAAGCAAATCTCTACGTCCGGCGCGGCGGGCAGCGGGCGTGGGGTATCGCGCAAAAAATCGCGCTTTCAAGTTGGGTATATAGCCCGCAGTTTCAAGAGAGGAGGTGGCGGCCATGGCAAACGGCCACGGCGGAGCCCGCATTGGCGCGGGCCAGAAGAAAAAGGCGCTGGCAGATAGAATCGTCGAGGGCAATCCGGGCAAGCGGAAGATCACGGTCATGGAGTTTTCGGATACGGCCAGCCTCCAAGGGGAGGAAATGCCGCCGCCCCGTGACTATCTGGCCGCCCGGCAGAAAAACGGCAAGGAGCTTCTGGCCGTGGAAATCTACCAGCGCACATGGTCTTGGCTCAATGAGCGGGGCTGTGCGTATCTGATACCGGCGCAGATTTTGGAGCAGTACGCTATGGCAATCTCACGCTGGATACAGTGCGAGGAGGCCATTTCTGAGTTTGGTTTTCTGGCGAAGCACCCGACCACGGGGAACGCTATCCCCTCGCCGTATGTTTCCATGAGCCAGAGCTTTTCCAAACAGGCAAATAACCTGTGGTATCAAATCTATCAGGTTGTCCGGGAGAATTGCTCCACCGAGTACAAAGGGGCCACGCCCCACGACGATATGATGGAGAAGCTCCTTTCCGCCCGGCGCGGCGGTTAAAAGATAATTTTAACGGAGGTCGAACATGAATATTTTGCAGCTTCCCTTGGAGGAGGTACACCCTTACAAAAACAATCCGAGAAAAAATGACAATGCTGTGGACGCGGTGGCGGCCAGCATCAGGCAGTACGGTTTTCTTGTCCCTTTGGTGATCACCGCCGAACATGAGATCATTGCCGGACATACCCGCTATAAGGCGGCGGGGAGGCTTGGCCTTTCCACGGTTCCCTGCGTCATTGCCGACGAGCTGACCGAGGATCAGATCAAAGCCTTCCGGCTGGCGGACAATAAGGTCGGCGAGCTGGCACAGTGGGATGTTGACCTGCTCCCGCTGGAACTGGCCGATATTGCACAGGATATGGCGGTGTTTGGTTTCGAGAGCATTTCCGAGGAGGAATTTGGCGAGGAATTTACGCTGGATTCCGGCGAGAAAAAGCCCTACCAGCAGATCAGCCTGACGCTGCATGACAAACAGGCGGAGCTTATCATGGCCTGCATTGATTACGTCCACGCCCACGAGGAGGTCGGAGAAACCTTCGGCAATGAGAACCGGAAGGGCAACGGCGTTTATGAGGTGGTGCGGCAATGGGCAGAGCAAAAGAAATTAGTCTGAAAGTGATCCCCGGCAAGGTGGCAAACCCTTTTATGCGGCGGCACCATTACAGCGGCACCGTTGTAAATAATAGCTGCCTGCATTTTGGCGTATTTCTGGATGGGCGGCTCCATGGTGTTATGAGCTATGGGCCGAGCCTGAACAAATCCAAAATCCTGCCGCTGGTGGCTGGGACTGGCTGGAATGAATATCTGGAACTGAACCGGATGGCCTTTGACAGCGTGCTTCCCCGCAATTCCGAAAGCCGGGCAATTTCCATGAGCATTAAGCTCTTAAAGAAGTATGCGCCCCATGTAAAGTGGATCATCAGCTTTGCCGACGCCTGCTCCTGCGGCGACGGTGCCATTTACCGGGCCAGCAATTTTATTCTGACCGGCATTAAGGAAAACGAGGCCCTTTGCCTGCTACCGGACGGTACGAAGATACACAAGCTGACGCTGGAAGCGAACCCGCTGGCTCCGCGCAAGGAGCTGGGCGGGCGTTCTTTCTTTGATGTGACCGACGGCAATTTTAGCTGGGGCCGGTACATGGAGGCAGCAGGCGGCGCACTGCTCTCCGGGTATCAGCTCCGCTATATCTATTTCATAGACAAGAGCAAACGGAAGGATTTGACCGTCCCGGAAATCCCTTACTCCCGCATTGACGAGCTGGGGGCCGGGATGTATAAAGGCGAAAAAATGACACTGGCCAAGCGCCATGTGGGAAAGGAGGACGCGCCATGGGTAGAGCAAAAGAAATCGTAATGAAGGTGATCCCCGCCAAGGTGGCAACGCCGTTTATGAAGGCCCACCATTACAGCGGGAAAGTCGTCAATAACAGCACCCTGCACTTTGGCGTATTTTTAGACGGCCAGCTCCATGGCGTTATGTCCTACGGGCCGAGCCTTGATAAGTCAAAGATTATCGGGCTGGTGAAGGATACCGGCTGGAATGAATTTCTGGAACTGAACCGGATGGCCTTTGACAGCTATCTTCCCCGCAATTCCGAGAGCCGTGCTATCTCTATGAGTATCAAGCTCATAAAGAAATACGCGCCGCAGATAAAATGGATCATCAGCTTTGCCGACGCCTGTTCCTGCGGCGACGGTACAATCTACCGGGCCAGCAATTTTGTCCTGACCGGTATCAAAGAAAATCTGAACCTTGCGGAGCTGCCGGACGGCACCCGCGTCCATAAAATGACGCTGGCGAGCAATCCTACTTCCCCGCGCAGGGAGCTGGGCGGCCTGACCTTTTTTGATGTGACGGGCGGCACCTATAATTTCAAGAAGTATCTGGACTATGTGGGGGCCACGCCGATCCCCGGCTATCAGCTCCGCTATATCTATTTCATAGACAAGGCCAAGCGGCAGTATTTGACGGTGCCCGAGATTCCATTTTCCAAGATTGACGAGCTTGGGGCCGGGATGTATAAGGGCGAGAAGGTATCGCAGGCAGAGCGGCACAGCAAACTCACGCCGGAGTAATGCTCCGGCCATTATGCGCGGATAGGCTAAAGGCAGACCGCCCGCCAACTGGCGGGAAGCGGCGGTTCGATTCCGTACTCCGCGCTCCAAAAACAACGCCCTTGCTTTCCACGGTGTTTCAGGGTAATCTGTCGTCACATTTTGAAAGCGAGGGATTCAGATATGAGCGAGCAATATTTGAAAATCGGAAGTTATACGCCGGAATCGGATGAGGCAGAAACAGTCATAGAGCGGGGCTATTACCGGCAGGGCTGGATATTCAAAGACGAGGAGGCTTTCCTGCACCACCCGGATAAAGTCTGCTATGTACCAGAGCTTTCCGACGAGGGATATACCCGGCAGAATTTTCTGGATATGTGTAACGGGCAGGAGGAATTTGCCTGTGAGTGTTTTTATGCGGTAGACTGGCAAAGCCCCAAAACATGGATTGACGAGCAATACCGGAATGACGAGTGGCAGTATTGCCCGCATTGCGGCAAGATTTATGATATGGCCGGGGAAGCCTGCGCCTGCCCGGTATGCGGGAAGAACCCGGAGGAGGTAAAAGAAGAAAATGCAGATACAGAAAGTGAGCGTCGCCCGGCTGAATCCGGCGGCCTATAACCCGCGCCGGGATTTGAAGCCCGGTGACAGGGATTATGAAAAACTGAAACGCTCTATTGAGGAGTTTGGTTTTGTAGAGCCGGTGGTCTGGAATAGGGCCACCGGCAATGTTGTGGGCGGCCACCAGCGGTTGAAGGTTTTGCTGGATATGGGTGAAACCGAGATTGACTGCGTTGTGGTGGATTTGGGGCCGGAAAAGGAAAAGGCCCTGAACCTTGCCCTCAACCGGATTCAGGGCGGTTGGGATGAGGGGAAACTGGCAGAGGTCATGGCCGACCTTGACGCCTCGGACTTCGACGTATCCCTGACCGGCTTTGATGCCGAGGAAATTGACGCTTTGATGAACAAGTTTTATTCTGCCGAGGCGGTAGAGGATGATTTTGATCGGGAGAAAGCGGCGGCGGAAATGGAAGCCGCAGGCGGGGCCATTACCCAGCCCGGCGATTTATGGGAGCTTGGAAGCCACCGGCTCTATTGCGGTGATCCGGTGCTGGCAGATTCCTATGAGCGGCTCATGGGTACGGAGCAGGCGGCCTTTGCCATGGCGGCTCCGCCTGCCCTTGGTGCGGCGGAATACAAAAAAGACGGCCTTGCTCCATGGATGGAGCGGATGGCAGCAGTCGCCGGAAACCTCTGCCGGTATGCGCCTATTGTCTGCTGGAATATCGACGACCTGTTTTCCACCGGTTCCCAGTATGTGGAGCCGACCGGCTTTTACAGCATGAAACTGTTTGCGGACTGTAATTTCCGGCCCCTCTGGATTCGAGTATGGAAAAAGCAGGGAGCCTTTGCCCGCGCCGGTTCCACCCACTTAAACAGCACCAAGCCCCAGCGCCAGTTTGAATATGTGGCGGCCTTTGCCGGAGAGGAGGCCGAGGAGGTCAACCAGCCGGAGGCTTCTTGGGTGTCGGCCTTTGCGGCCCATAATTACCGCTTTGTAAAAAGGCTTACTAAGGAGGAGCGCCGCAAGTGGGGCTATGCCGGAGTGTGGGAAATGTCCGCCGCCCCACAGGCTTCGGACGGTGCGGCATTGCTACCGGTAGAACTGCCGTGGCGCTGTATGAAAATGCACAGCGATCCGGACGCTCTGGTGCTTGACCCGTTCTGCGGCGGGGCCGCGACGCTGATCGCCGCAGAGCAGAGCGGGCGGCGTTGTTTTGCCATGGATAGCGACCCGGCAAATTGTGACCTCGCCGTTATGCGCTGGGAGCAGTTTACCGGGGAAAAAGCCCGCTGCATTAAAAGTTAATTTTAAGAAATTCGCCTGTGAGGCTTGCTTTATTGGGTGTTCCAGAGTAATCTCCACTCACATCAAACGAAGGAGGTCATTCACATGACAAGAATGGACGCAATCAGCAGCTTCCAGAACAAATATTTAACGGAGAAAATGGCGTATTTCAATAACCGAAAGGCGGCCCCGGAGGAGTATGCGCTTTGCCGGGTACTGCAGGACTATTTCAGGACAAACGAACATGGCCTTGCCGCCTTCACCATTGAGGACATGGTTTGGGAGAGCGACTTCGACGCATACATGGCGGAGCTGGAAAAGGCGGGTATCCGCGAGCTGAACCTTTGCGATACCTCCACCGCCCTTATGCGCACCATCCACTTATTTTTGGCGGCAGGCTGGCAGATCGCCGGGCCGTATACACAGCGCGTAAGCAGCTACACCACGCTGGAAGGTCTGACAATGAAAAAGGTATAAAGGAAAAGGCCCGGCGACGGGCTTTTTTCCGTCGTGGCCCTTGTCTTTTGGGTGGTCTAAGGGTAATCTGTGTCACACCAAAAACGGAAGGAGGTTTTGCATGGTACAGAAAACAGACGAAGGAGGTGCGGCTATGCTGAGTAAGGAGCAGTACCGGGATGTGGTGGCCGGTATCCGAAAGATACACCGGATTGCCCGTCGCCTTGCCCGGATACCAGAGGGCAGGCTTTCGGTGGATATGGATACTGCACTGGACGTGGACTATATCAACGAATGGCTGGACATTATCCTCTGCCGGATATGCAGGCAGCAGGCGGTAAAAATGCCTGCGCTTCCCAAACAACCGAGCCCGCAAGAGCTGTACCGTTACTGCATGAAAAAGGCGGAGAAACAGGCGGGGCGCATCCGATTCGGACTTTTTACCGGTAGGATTGGCCGGGAGCTTCTCACGCAGAACGCATGGGAAGGTGTTGACAGCGCGGTATCCATTCTGGAAAGCGTGGCCGCAGAGCAAAGGAGGTGGCGTTAGTGGTATTTCCGAGAAAAGAGGTTGTGGAAGCAGTACGCGCCCGTTACCCGGAAGGGACGCGGGTGGAGCTGGTTTCCATGAATGACCCTTACAGCAAGTTGAAGCCCGGCGACCGGGGAACCGTAAAATCCGTGGATGATACGGGGACGGTATTTGTAAGCTGGGATTGCGGCTCCGGCCTCGGTGTGGTTTATGGCGAGGACAAAATCCGTATCTTGGAAGGCGGTGATTTTGAATGAGCGGGATTTTCCATGAAGGCCGTTTCTATGAGAACACGGATATGGTCTGCCGCCGCTGCGGCCATCCGGTGTATGAATCGGATAACCCGGAATACAGCTATCAATGCTTCCACTGCGACGAGGATCTGTATAGTTTTGAGGCCGAGGAGCAGGATGGATTGTATCTCCCGCCGGTTATGGTGGCCCGCCCGGTGGACGGCATCACCATTAACGAGGAGCTGGAATATCTGCTGGATGATACGGAGAAGCCTCGTGTATTCCCAAACCAGCCGGAAGCGGAGGGTTATCTGCTGGCGCATGGCTTTAACGGCGAGGCTCTGGAACATTTCTATTTTGTGGAGGTGACAGAAAATGAAGAATAAAGGCTGTGCTTTTGAACTGAAAGGCGACGGGAACTCCCGGTATTTTTCAAGCCCGGAGGTTATGGGGCTTGCGGATTTTGCCCGCTTCCTTTATGAAAACCGCGCCGGTGCAGCCGGGGTTCCTCTCCCAATCAGAAAGCGGATAGCGCAGGCAGAGGAAATTTCCGAGACAGCATGGCATGAGATAGCGGATCACAAAGTGGCTGGTTTTTCCTGCTACTTTATGCTGGATATACGGGAAAACCAGATGTGGGTAAACGAGGATACCGGCGAAGGGCTGGCGCTCTATCTATTCCCATTTACTGCAGTCATGGAGGAAGCGGCCTCCGGCACCGGAGATATATGGGTGCGGCTTCTGGCCCGTTTCCCAAAGGCTAAAATGAGTTGATACACAAAAAGAAAAAAGCTCGAAAATGGGCTTTTTTCGTCGGTGAGCCTTGTCTTATAGGGTGTTCCAGAGTAATCTGTGTCACACCAAAAACAAGGAGGATTACCCATGATCGACTTACGAAATTACAAGGACTATATCCGCGAGCTGGTAGCGAAGGAAAACGAGAAGGATAAAAACTGGCGCTGGTCGGTGAAAAGTATCGGCAAGAGCCGCGTCCGTATCCGCTGGGGCTATCTGGACTATTTAGAGGAAAAGGAAAATTGCTTCATCATTGATCTGGATTCTTCTATACCGGACATGGAATGGCTTCACGCCCGCAAGCCGGACGGTGATATAATTGAGTGCTATATGGTGGTGGAGGGAAAGCCCAATCCGCAGGTTGGCGCAGAGCAGACAATCCAGAGCGGCCTGCGGGACGCCATTTGGGAAATCGCTTATATTGCTCATTCCCGCTATTAAAATAAACCGAAAGAAAAGCCTGAATTTCCGGGCTTTTTTTGTTGTGGAGCCTTGTCTTTTTGGGTGTTCCAGAGTAATCTCTGACAACATCAAACAAAGGAGGTTTCCCTATGAAACAGACAGCAGAAATGAAGCAGGCGGCCTTTGAGAAGCTCATGCACGACAACGGCTTTCAGTATCTCGGAGCGACTGCCCGCGACGGACAATTTATCTATGAGCGCACATGGCGGCATACCGTACCGGTTGCTTTCTATGGCGAGCAGGAAAGCACTTACAGGATTGCGGCGTATATCAGTTTCGGTGTACCCATCATCCAGCTTTTTGAGAACGGGCGGCATACTGACACCCGCGACTATTCCAGCCCCAAGCGGGCAATGAACGCAATCAAAGAAATCATCCGGTGCGCCGGGTATGCCATGTAAGGAGGGGCAGCTATGAGCGATTTTAGAGAAGAATATGAAAGAACATACGGCCCCATGAGGGCCGCCAGAAAGGACATATCCCCGGAGCTGCACAAAACGCTGGTGGCCTTATGCCAGCGCAACTGCTGGGTAAAGCGCAACGGCCTCGCGTTTATGGATGATCCTTGTTTAGAATTAGACAGCCCCTATACGTTCTGCGAGTATGAGGACATTGCCATGTTGAAGTTATTTTTTGAGCATGGGAACTGGAGCATACGGCAGGGTGTGGTATATAAGGACTTGTTCTTCTGCAATCAGGTGAACGGCGGCGACGAATGGTGGACGTGCCGGTACGACCATGAGGCCGGGGCCTACTTCCCCTTTGAAAGTGTGACCTTTGGAGAGTTAATCCGCCGGGGCGAATTTGAAACCCTGCTGGCGGATATGCTGGCGGCTACCGTGGAGCAATGCAAACATCTGGATTATGCGGGAAGGAGTAAAGAGCATGAATGATTTATTTTCAAGGTGGCTGGTTTCCGGTGACGCTGGCCCCTGGTGCTTTCAGGATAAGGGATACAATTATATTCTGATCCGGGTGGAGAAAAACGCAGACTTTGAATATCTGTTCTGTCAGCGGCAGTATAACAAAGAGGGCCTTGTACGGAATAGCACCTTCAAATATGCCGGAATCTACTGCCGGAAGGACGGCCTGCTTTATGACGCAGAGTATGACCTTACCAGCATGGAGGAGAACCCGGAGCCTTTGAAAGCACGTTCTGCCAAGGCGCTCCGGGAGCGGCTAAAGGCGGCTGTCCGGGAAAAGGTGGAGGCGGCTATCGGCAATGACCGGAAGAACCTGCAAATCACGGAGCTTACGGACGGCAGGCTTTTGAACCAACTGGAATATACCCTCAAATACAGTGCAGCGGAAGCCGCCCGTAAGCACTATCTGGATACAGTGGATTTTGAGCTGCCGGTATTTTCCTGCCGCTATGACCCGGATCAATGGAAGGAGGATTCGCTTCTTTCCTATATCGCCGACCCGGAGGGCTATGCAGGCCAGCAGGCAGAGAGCTATATCGCGGAAAATCAGGAAAGTATGCTGTACGATTTTCTGTATAATGATGCGGTTTTGAAGGAATATCAGGCTATTCTGGCGGATACTGAAAACCCGGTGCATCTCATTAAGAAAATCGCGGCGGCAATGGCGACGACCTCGGCAAAGACGGTCAATGTCACCATACGCAAAAACGAAACGGAGTTTACCTTCAAAACGGAGGCTTTCTCCCTGCGCGGGGATTGCGGCAGTCACTATAATTCATGGAGTATTGTAGCGGCGGATCGCCGGAAATTTGAACAGCTCTTTGGGCGGAGTGCAGATTATACGCCGGGGGAAATCCTCCGCATTACTTACGCCAGAAATGTATTGTATGAAGCCGGTAAATAGGCCCGGCCAGTAAAAACTTAAAAATTATCTTTAAGGGACTTCCTTTCGGGGAGGTTCCTTTTTTGATGGCAATTTACAGGAAGGAGGCGTTTGCCATTGCGAAAATTAAAGACCTACCAGCCCACCCGTTTCATGGCCGACGGCTCCCGCTATAACGAGGAGCTGGCGGAACTGGCAGTTGCCTTTATCGGCTGTCTGAAACATACCAAGGGTGAGTGGTACGGGCAGAATTTTGACCTGATCGACTGGCAGGAGCAGATCATCCGCGACCTGTTCGGTATTGTGAAGCCTAACGGATACCGCCAGTTTAATACCGCTTATGTGGAGATTGCCAAGAAGCAGGGAAAATCGGAGCTGGCCGCTGCGGTGGCACTGCTCCTTACCTGCGGGGACATGGAATACGGCGGCGAGGTCTACGGGTGTGCTTCTGACCGGCAGCAGGCGTCGATTGTCTTTGACGTGGCCTGCGGCATGGTGGAGCAATGCCCGGCGCTGAAATCCCGCATTAAGCCGGTGCTGTCCCAAAAGCGGCTGATCTATAAGCCGTTGGGGAGCTTCTATCAGGTGTTATCGGCAGAAGCCTATACCAAGCACGGCCTGAACGTCCATGCGGTTGTGTTCGACGAGCTTCATGCGCAGCCCAATCGCCAGCTTTATGATGTTATGACCCATGGCTCCGGCGACGCAAGGAAGCAGCCCTTGTATTTTCTCATTACTACGGCGGGCAATGATACCAACTCGATCTGCTATGAGGTACACCAGAAAGCGCGGGATATTCTGGATGGACGGAAGATTGACCCGACTTTCTATCCGGTGATCTACGGCGCAGACGAGGCAGACGACTGGACTTCCCATGAAGTGTGGGCCAAGGCTAACCCGTCCCTCGGTATCACGGTGGATGTGGAAAAGCTGGAAGCGGCCTGTGAGAGTGCGAGGCAGAACCCCGCCGAGGAAAACCTGTTCCGGCAGCTTCGTTTGTGCCAGTGGGTAAAGCAGGCCGTCCGGTGGATGCCTATGGAAAAGTGGGATAAATGCGCCTTTGCGGTCAATGCGGAGGCTCTGCGGGGCCGGAGGTGTTATGGCGGCCTCGACCTTTCCTCCACAACGGATATAACGGCCTTTGTGCTGGTATTCCCGCCGGAGGATTCGGACGACAAGTACGCTATTCTTCCGTTTTTCTGGATACCGGAGGATAATATGGAGCTTCGGGTGCGTCGTGATCACGTTCCCTATGACGTGTGGGAGAAGCAGGGGTATCTCAAAACCACCGAGGGGAATGTGGTGCATTATGGCTTTATCGAATCCTTCATTGAGGAGCTTGGTACAAAGTACAACATTCTGGAAATCGCGTTTGACCGCTGGGGCGCGGCGCAGATGGTGCAGAACTTGGAGGGCCTTGGCTTTACAGTGGTTCCCTTCGGGCAGGGCTTTAAGGATATGTCGCCGCCCACAAAGGAGCTTATGCGCCTAACGCTGGATGAACAGCTCGCCCATGGCGGCCACCCGGTACTGCGCTGGATGATGGACAACATTCATGTGCGCACTGATCCGGCGGGCAATTTGAAGCCGGATAAAGAGAAATCCACGGAGAAGATCGACGGCGCGGTGGCGGCCATTATGGCCCTTGACCGGGCTGTCCGGGGTGGCGGTATGACCGGCGCTTCCATTTACGATGAAAGGGGGCTTTTGCTGATATGAATATTTTTACACGGATGTTTTCAGCGCGGGATAAACCGGAGGATATGCGCCGGGCGAAGGACGCGCTGGGAGGCAGCCGCTTTTCCTTTTTCTTTGGCAGCTCTACCAGCGGAAAGCCGGTGAATGAGCGGACGGCCATGCAGATGACCGCAGTATATTCCTGCGTCCGTATCCTTTCCGAAGCGGTGGCGGGGCTTCCCCTCCATGTGTACCACTACGGGGAGAACGGCAATAAAGAAAAGGCGCTCACTCATCCGCTATACCATCTGCTCCATGATGAACCGAACCCGGAAATGACCTCGTTCAATTTCCGGGAAACGCTGATGGGACACCTGCTGCTATATGGCAATGCTTACGCGCAGATTATCCGAAACGGCAAGGGCGAGGTCATTGGCCTGTATCCCTTGATGCCTTCCAAAATGACGGTTGACCGGGACAGCAAGGGGCAGCTCTATTACCTCTATACGCGCGGCTCTGACGATTCCCCGGTGGACAGCGAAAACGGGCAGATATATCTGCCTCCGGATCAAGTGCTTCATATCCCCGGCCTTGGCTATGACGGGATTGTTGGATATTCACCGCTCGCTATGGCGAAAAATGCCGTGGGGCTGGCGATTGCCACGGAGGAATATGGGGCGAAGTTTTTCGCCAACGACGCGGCTCCGGGCGGTGTGCTGGAACATCCCGGCGTACTGAAAAACCCGGATAAGGTGCGGGAGAGCTGGAACAAGCTGTTCCGTGGCAGCGCAAATTCCCACCAGATCGCGGTATTGGAGGAGGGCCTCAAATATCAGCCCATTGGAATTTCACCGGAGCAGGCACAATTCCTCGAAACGAGGAAATTCCAGATCAACGAGATTGCCCGTATTTTCCGGGTGCCGCCCCACATGATCGGGGATTTGGAGAAATCCAGCTTTTCCAACATTGAGCAGCAATCGCTTGAATTTGTCAAGTATACCTTGGAGCCGTGGCTTATGCGCTGGGAACAGAGCATGGCGCGGCGTTTGTTTTCGGACAGCGAGAAGAAGGAGTATTTTATCCGCTTCAATGTGGAGGGGCTTCTGCGCGGGGATTATGAAAGCCGCATGAACGGTTATGCGGTGGCCCGGCAGAATGGCTGGATGAGCGCCAACGATATAAGGGAACTGGAAAACCTTGACCGTATCCCGGCGGAGCTTGGCGGCGACCTGTATCTGGTAAACGGCTCCATGACAAAGCTGACGGAGGCCGGGGCCTTTGCAAAGACAGCGCAGGAAAATAAAGAAGAAACGGAGGAAAGCAAGTGAACAAATTCTGGAACTGGGTGCGGAACTCGGACGAGAGCCGCACCCTTTATCTCAACGGCACCATTGCCGAGGAAAGCTGGTTTGACGATGATGTAACGCCAGCGGCCTTTAAGGCGGAGCTGTTTTCCGGGGAGGGCGATATTACCGTCTGGATCAATTCGCCGGGCGGCGACTGTATCGCGGCTTCTCAGATTTACAGTATGCTCATGGACTACCGGGGCGCGGTAACGGTGAAGATCGACGGCATTGCCGCCAGCGCGGCCAGCGTGATCGCCATGGCCGGAACCACTGTCCTCATGGCACCCACAGCCTTAATGATGGTGCATAACCCGCTGACTGTGGCAATCGGCGATTCGGAGGAAATGAAGAAAGCGATTGCCATGCTGGATGAAGTAAAGGAGTCAATCATCAATGCCTATGAAATCAAAACGGGGCTGTCGAGGGCGCGGCTCTCACACCTCATGGACGCGGAAACATGGCTGTCCGCACACAAAGCCGTGGAACTCGGCTTTGCCAACGACCTGCTATTTGCCGCGCAGGAAGATACCGCGCCCAAACCGGCGAGCTTCGCATTCTCGCGCCGGGCGGTAACGAACAGCCTGCTGAACAAATTGCCGCATAAGCAAACAGAACAGAAACAACCTGCCGAGCCGCTGTATCAGCGGCTTAATTTATTGAAATTTTAAGGAGGATTCTACTATGAACAAGATTTTGGAACTGAGGGAGAAACGGGCGAAGGCGTGGGAGGCCGCGAAGGCTTTTCTGGATTCCAAGCGCGGGGCCGACGGCCTTTTGTCCGCCGAGGATGTGGCGACCTATGACAAGATGGAGGCCGACGTTGTAAATCTGGGAAAGGAGATTGACCGGCTGGAACGCCAGCAGGCATTGGACGTGGAACTTTCCAAGCCCGTCAATACGCCGATCACCGGAAAGCCTGCCGCTCCTTCCGGAGAGGAGAAAGCGGGCCGTGCTTCTGCGGAATACCGGAAGTCCTTCTGGAACGCTATGAGGAGCAAAATGCCCGGACATGAGATTTTGAACGCCCTGCAGATCGGGACGGATTCCGAGGGCGGCTATCTGGTGCCGGATGAATTTGAGCGCACCTTAGTGGAGGCGTTGGAGGAGCAGAACATTTTCCGTACTCTGGCTCATGTGATCCAGACCAGCTCCGGCGACCGGAAGATCCCGGTGGTGGCTTCCAAGGGGACGGCCTCTTGGGTAGACGAGGAGGGCGCGATCCCGGAGAGCGACGACAGCTTTTCTCAGGTATCCATTGGGGCTTACAAGCTCGGCACTATGATTAAGGTTTCCGAGGAGCTGATTAACGACAGCGTGTTTGACCTCGAAGCCTACATTTCCCGTGAATTTGCCCGCCGGATCGGGAACAAGGAGGAGGAAGCCTTCTTTACCGGGGATGGCACCGGCAAGCCGCTGGGTGTGCTGGCGGCAACAGGCGGCGCAGAGATTGGCGTTACCGCTGCGGCGGCTGCGGCATTTACGGCGGATGAAATCTTTGACCTGTTCTATTCCTTGAAAGCGCCTTACCGGAAAAGCGCGGTGTTCCTTATGAACGACGCTTCGGTAAAGGCCCTTAGAAAGCTCAAAGACAGCAATGGCCAGTATCTGTGGCAGCCTTCCCTTACCGCCGCGACCCCGGATACCCTCATGGGCCGCCCAGTCTATACTTCTGCTTTCATGCCTGCGCTGGAAGCCGGTGCAAAGTCTGTCCTGTTTGGCGACCTTTCCTATTATTGGGTGGCCGACAGGCAGGGCCGCTCTTTCCGCCGCCTTGGCGAGTTGTTTGCCCCGACCGGGCAGGTGGGCTTCCTTGCGACCCAGCGCGTGGATGGCAGGCTGATTCTGCCGGAGGCGGTGAAGGTGCTGCAGCAGAAAAGCACTTCCGCAACGTAAGGAATGAGGTGGCGGTATGGAGGAATTACTGAAAAAAGTAAAAGCAAATCTGATTCTCTCCCATGACGAGGACGACACGCTGCTGCAAAGCTACATTACAGCCGCCGTTTCCTATGCGGAGAGCTACCAGCATATCCCCACGGGCCATTATGCCGACAATCCCATGCCGCCCACCACCGAGCAGGCCGTTATCATGCTGTCGTCCCATTTCTACGAAAGCCGGGACGGCAGCACAGGCGGCTTCTTTGGTGATTTTGTTGGCGCAAGTGAGCAGGTATGGAATACGGTGAACCGATTGTTACAGCTTGACCGGGATTGGAGGGTGTAGCCTATGAGTTTTGGAAAAATGCGCACGCCCATCCAGATACTTTTAAGGGAGAATGTAAAGGACAGCGAGGGCTTTTCTGCGCCAAGGGATACCGTGCTGGCTTCGGTTCGGGCCTACCATGAGGCCCGGCATGGGAGCGAACGCTGGGCCAACCGGGCGGCCTTTTCGGAGGCAACCGACCTGTTCCGGTTCCGTATCATTCCCGGCCTGCAGATCACAACAAAGCTGTTTCTGCTCTGCGAAGGCTGCCGGTATGACATTACCAGCGTGGAGGATGTAAAGGGGCGCGGGATGTATGTGGAGATTTTAGCGAAAAAGGTGGTGGCGGCGAATGGCTAAAGTACAGATCAAACTGCCGGAGGATTTCCTGCTTCGGCTCTCCCGGCTGGGGGATAAGACCGACGAGATTATTCCCAAGGTATTAGAAGCGGGCGGCGAGGTCGTGGAGGAAAAAGTGCGGGCGAATTTGAAGGCGGTCATTGGCCGCGATACCAAAGAGCAATCCCGCTCTACCGGCGCGTTGCTTTCGGCCCTTGGTGTTTCCCCGGCAAAGATTGACCGGGACGGCGATTACAACGTGAAGGTTGGTTTTGCGGAACCGCGCTCGGACGGGCGCAGTAATGCCATGATTGCCAACGTCCTCGAATACGGGAAAAGCGGGCAGCCTGCAAAGCCGTTCCTCAAACCGGCGAAAACAGCGGCCCGTGCGCCCTGTATCGAGGCCATGAAAGCCGCCTTTGAGAAGGAGGTGGAAAAGCTGTGAGTCTGTTGGAAGATTTGAACGATACACTGGCCCCTTTGGGTATCCCCATAGAAACTGGCGTTTTTCAGGATACACCGCCAGAGGAATATCTGGTGGTTACTCCCCTGTCAGACAGTTTCGGCTATCACGCCGACAACCTGCCGCAGTATGAAGTGCAGGAGGCCCGGCTTTCCTTCTTCAAAAAGGGCAGCTATACCAAACAGAAAAATGCGATTGTCCGCGCCCTGCTGGCTGCGGACTTTTCTATTACTGACCGCCGGTATATCGGTCACGAGGACGACACCGGCTATCATCATTACGCCATAGATGTGGCGAAGCACTATGAAATGGAGGGTTAGATCATGGCAACGATTGGACTTGACAAGCTGTTTTACGCCCCGATTACCGAGGATGAAAACGGCGACGAAACTTACGGCCTGCCGGTCATGCTGGCAAAAGCTATGACCGCCGAGCTTTCGATTGAGCTGAACGAGGCGACTTTATATGCCGACGATGGCGCGGCGGAGATTGTAAAGGAATTTAAGAGCGGCACCCTGTCCCTTGGCGTGGACGATATTGGCGTGACCTCTGCCGAAGCCCTGACCGGGGCGAGGGCGGATAAAAACGGCGTCCTTATTTCCGCCAGTGAAAATGACGGTGCGCCGGTGGCGGTGGGCTTCCGCGCCCGGAAATCAAACGGGACATACCGCTATTTCTGGCTGTACCGGGTAAAATTTGCGGTTCCCGGAACGAACTTGCAGACCAAGGGGGATTCCATTACTTTCTCCACGCCTACCATTGAGGGCACAATCCTGCGCCGCAATAAGGTGGACGGGAGAAACGAGCATCCGTGGAAAGCGGAGGTCAACGAGGACGACAACGGCGTACAGGCCAGCACTATTTCCGGCTGGTATAAAGCGGTTTATGAGCCGGAATATGACGCGGCGGAAGGAGGCAATGAGTGATGGAGAATCAGGAACGGGCAGCAAATATCACGGTGGGTGGCGAGGAGTACCAGCTCCTTTTGACGACGCGGGCCACAAAGGAAATCGCAGGCCGCTATGGCGGTCTTGAAAACCTCGGCACGAAGCTGATGAAATCCGAGAATTTTGAGATGGCGCTGGATGAAATCATCTGGCTTATCGTGCTTTTGGCGAACCAGAGCATTTTGGTCTATAACCTGCGCCATAGGGAGGAGCCGAAGCCCCTACTTACGGCGGAGGAGGTGGAGCTTCTCACTTCCCCGTTGGAGCTTGCGACCTATAAGGACGCGATCATGGAGGCCATGTACCGGGGAACCAAGCGCCATATTGAGAGTGAGGCAGACCCAAAAAACGTGCCGGTCGGGTAAGCGACGAGGAGTTGTTTATCCGGCTGATTTATTATGCAACGGTTCCACTCAGGCGCTCCGAGGAGGAGGCGTGGCTCATGCCCTTTGGCTATCTCATGGATTTATGGGAGTGCCATAAGCAGTTTACCGGCCTTGCAAAGCCGAAGCGGGAGCTGTTAATTGACGACATTATCCCTTACGGGATTTGAAGATAATTTTTAATTTTGCCGGGAAGGAGGTGCGTACTCATGGCAGACAATTTTGGCTTGAAAATCGGCGTCGAGGGCGAGAAGGAATTTAAGAAAGCCCTTTCGGAGATCAACCAGTCTTTTAAGGTCTTAGGTTCGGAAATGAAGCTGGTGGCCTCGCAGTTTGATAAGCAGGATAAATCCGTGGAGGCTCTTTCTGCGCGGAATACTGTCCTGAACAAAGAGATAGAAACGCAAAAACAGAAGATTGAAACCCTGCGGTCTGCCCTTGAAAATGCGGCCTCCTCCTTCGGCGAAAATGACAGGCGGACGCAGAGCTGGCAGATTCAACTCAACAATGCGGAAGCTGCTCTGAACAATATGGAGCGGGAGCTTTCCGAAAACGAAAAGGCCATTGATGAAATGTCGGACGGGATGGAGGACGCGGAGGATTCCACCGAGGATTTTTCCGACGAGCTGGACGACGCGGCGGATACGGCGGATGATGCCGGAGGCCGTTTTGAAAAGCTCGGCTCCATTGCAAAAGGGATCGGCGTCGTCCTTGCGGCTGCTGTGGTGGCTATTGGAGCCGCTGTTGCGGGCGCGGCAGGAAAGATCAACGATTGTGTGAACGTGTATGCGGAGTTTGAGGATTCCATGCTGCAGGTGGCCGCTACCATGGGGATCACGCAGGAGGAGATTGCAAACGGCAGCGACGCATACGAAAAGCTGACCAACGCGGCGAAGGAGGCCGGGGCTTCTACCCGGTACTCTGCCTCGGAAGCAGGCGAGGCGCTCAATTACCTTGCCCTTGCCGGATACGACGCAGACAAGGCGGTGGAAACGCTGCCAAAGGTCTTAAACCTTGCGGCGGCGGGCGGCATGGAGCTGGCTACTACCTCCGACCTTGTGACCGACGCCATGTCGGCCTTGCAGATGGAAACGGACGATCTGGATACATTCATAGACCAGATGGCAAAGACCTCGCAGAAATCCAACACCAGCGTCCAGCAGCTTGGCGAGGCTATTCTTGTGTGCGCCGGTACGGCTACCTCTACCGGGCAGGAGCTTACCACCTTAAATACTTCCCTCGGCGTATTGGCCGACAATGGTATCAAGGGCGCGGAGGGCGGAACTAAGCTCCGTAATGTCATGCTTTCCCTTTCCGCCCCGACGGATAAGGCGGCGGCGCAGCTTACTTCCCTTGGCGTTTCGGTCTATGACGCCGAGGGCAATATGCGCCAGCTTGACGAGATCATGGCGGATTTGAACGCCAGCCTTGGCGATTTGTCGCAGGACGAGCGCACCAACGCTATCAATAATATTTTCAATAAAACCGACCTAAACGCGGTCAATGCCCTGCTCGCATCCACAACGGGGCGGTTTGACGAGCTTTCGGCGCAGATCGACGACTGCGCTGGGGCCGCAGCGGATATGGCGGGGACAATGGAGGCCGGGCTTGCCGGTACGACCCGCTCCTTTGAATCCGCCATGGAAGGGATGCAGATTGAGGTCGGTTCTATCTTTGCGGACTTCAAGCAGACCTTAATGTCCGATTCGATTGAGGTGATCCGCAATTTCACCAACAACCTGCGGGAAGCAGGTGGAGATTGGGGGAAGATTGGCGAGGCAATCGGGCAGGCTCTTTCTGAAATCATTTTGATGGTCGGGAACTACCTGCCGCAGATCGTGGATATGGGGATGCAGATTGTTCAGACGCTCGGTTCTGCCCTCATGGATAATCTGGATGTTTTGGTAGAGGCCGCGACCTCTATTATTATGACCTTGCTGAACGGCGTGGTTTCTGCGCTCCCGGCACTTGTGGAAGCGGCGGCGCAGATTGTTGTTACCCTTGCCACGGGAATCGGCCAGTCCCTTCCCACACTGATCCCCGCCATTGTGCAGGCGATCACTACGATTGTCCAGACGCTGGCGGATAACCTGCCGTTGATATTGGAGGCGGCTTTACAGCTTGTTACCGGTCTGGCGCAGGGCCTTCTGGACGCAATCCCCGTTCTGGTAGCGGCGCTGCCTTCCATTATTACTGCGATTGTAGACTTTGTGATCGGCGCGATTCCACAGATTATCGACGCAGGGATACAGCTCTTAACTTCCCTTATTTCGGCTTTGCCGGAAATTATCACGGCCATTGTGGCGGCAATCCCGCAGATCATTGACGGGCTGGTAACGGCGGTGCTTGGGAGTATCCCGCAGATTATTGACGCAGGCGTGAAGCTGCTGATTTCCTTAATACAGAATTTGCCGCAGATCATTACGACGGTAGTGGCAGCCATTCCGCAGATTGTAACTTCCCTTGTTAATGCCATTGTCGGGAATATAGATAAAATCATTCTGGCAGGCGTCCAGCTTTTCGTGGCGCTGATTACGAACCTCCCGAAGATTATTGTGGAGATCGTAAAGGCGGTGCCGCAGATTATTGCGGCAATCGTGAAGGGCTTTGCAAGCGGCGCGTCGCAGATGGCGAGCATTGGACTGAACCTGATTAAAGGCATCTGGAACGGGATCGGTGACGCCTTGTCGTGGCTATGGGGAAAAGTCAGCGGATTCTGTTCCGACCTTATGGGAAAGATTAAGGGCTTTTTCGGTATCCATTCCCCGTCCACGGAAATGGCGTGGATTGGTGAAATGCTGGTGGAGGGCCTTGCCGGTTCCATTGAGGATAACAGCGGCGAGGCAATCAAAGCCGCAGAAGGGTTGAGCGAGGGAATCTCCGGCGTTATGGAAAATCTGGCAGAGGAAATGAAAACTTCAATCCCCACCGATTTCCATGTGGATGCCGACGCTTCCGTCCGCTCCGTAACGGATGGCATGACAGGCGTTGCCGGGGCGCAGGCCTCTGGCTTTGGCTCGCTCATTACCATTCAGCAGATGATTGTGCGCAGCGAGGACGATATACGGAAAATCTCGCAGGAGCTTTATAATCTCATGCAGGTCGGTTCCCGCGCACAGGGCCGCATTATCACAGCATAAAGGAGGGTGTGCTTATGGGCTTTTCCTACAACGGAATATCTTCTCAATCAATGAAAATACGGGCGCACCTGACCGGCTGGCAGGTGTCGCCTGCGCTCCGGAGCAATACGGAAACCGTCCCTGGTAAGGCGGGCCTCGCGGATTTCGGGACAGACAGCGGGGAGCGGTATGTGGATGTAAGCTGCAATGTCTACCCGCAAAAAACCTTCACTGATATGGTGGCGATTTTAGACCGGGTGGCCGCATGGCTCGACCCGACGGCGGGAACCAAGCAGCTTGTTCTGGATGATGTGCCGGATCGGTATTTTATGGCCCGGCTGTCGGATGCGGTGGACTGTGAACGGCTGCTTAGGGCGGCGGGGGCTTTTTCCCTGCGGTTCCTTTGTCCTGATCCTTATGCCTATGCGCTGGATGATGAAGCCTTTGTGCTTTCCGATTTGGGGACACATGAGGCCGTGAGGGAAACCGGGAACATGGATTCCGAGCCGGTCTATCTCCTGCGCGGGGCTATCCCTTCGGGGACTTCAAGTTATGTTTCAATTACCACAAATGGCGAGGAGCTTCGGATCACAGGGCCGTTATCTGCGGGTGAGATTTTGGTGATCGACACCGGAATGGTAACAGCCAAGGTGACGGACAGCGCGGGCAACACCATAAGGAACGGCCTGCCCTGCCTGCAGGAGCTTAATTTTCCCATACTCCGCCGGGGAATGAACGCGGTGGCGATACAGACGGTGGGCGGGGCTTCCTTTTCGGAGCTTCGGATACAGGCCAAGAGTAGATGGAGGTGAGGCTATGGCGGTAAAAAGCATATTGACAAAGCAGGAGGATTTCACAGGGGAATTTCCGGCGGATCATGCGGCCTCCGGCCTCTGGCGTTTCAATGAGGCTGCGCCGGACAGCAATAACCGCCTTGCAGATTCCTCCGGGCGGGGCCGGGATTTTACCGTCATAAATTGGAGCGGTACAAGCGCCAGTATGCGGCAGGGACAGAAGGGCCGATATTTCCGGCTGAATATCACTAACCCCACCAGCGAGAAAACCTATCTGCAGGCCGTCAATGACGGTTCGATTTTTGAGAATCTTGGAGCCTGCATTGCTGTAGGCGGCTGGATGAACCCCACTACTTACTCAGTGGGAAATACTTACTGCCCGATTTTCAACACAAGGCAGGGGCCGGGTCAGCCGATTTTTTACCTGTCGCTGATTCGGGGGAAGCCGAGACTTATGCTCTACAATGCCTCCGGCTCCCTGATACTGGACGAATCGGTAACGCCGCCTTTTTCTCTGGTAAATAATGGCTGGTATTTTATCGCGGCACTTATAGAGCCGGATCATAAGCGGGCGGCCTATGTGATAGGTGACAGAGGCACCGGGCAGGTTTGGGCTTCCGATCCGCTTACATGGACGGGAGAGCTGAACCGCGCCTGCGTGGCCGACCTTATCATGGGGATGCACGCAAATCAATATTACTATGCGGGCGGCTTTGACGACTGGTTTCTGGATACGGATTCAGCCCTTACAGCGGATGATTTGGTGGAATATTTCAAAGCCTCTCTTTCGGCCAACGGCGGGGATATGGAGGAAGATGTGGACGCCATATCGGAGCCGGGCAGCGTTACCCTGCGGAAAGGCTCCGGCGGGAATTATCCAGCCAGCGGCCAGCTCATTACCGGAGCTGTATCCTGTGCTTTATCCGGGACGGGACGGGTATCCGTCGCCAGTGAATATACAGCAGGCACGACGGCTATTGATCTGATTGAAACTTCAACCTCCGACGATTTGGAGGAATGGTCTGGCTGGCAGGCAGTAGGAGCCAGCGGTGAGCTGCAGTCCCCGAACCGGCAGTATATCCGGTTCCGCATTACCCTGACAACAAGTGATCCGGCCCGGACGCCAAAGGTGCAGGAAATCCAGCTCCACGATATTCCCAAGGCTCCCTATGAAAAGCTGGGCTTTGCCCGGCCTGTGGTCTTGGATAAAAACGGCGCATGGGAGGCGGTATTGGAGAACGCCTTTGATATTGTTGTCACCAGCGAGGTAAACGGCGCAGATACCATGGAATTTTATCTGCCTTTCCATGATCCCAAACGGGCCTCGCTGGATAATGAAAAACAGGTGCAGATTGTAAATGACGTGTACCGTATCCGAACCCTGACGGATACCAAGGACACAGACGGACGGATCGTGACGCAGGTATATGCGGAGGCCGCCTTTTATGACCTTTCCTTTTCCGAAGAAAAAGCGGAAACGGACTTCAATGCGGATACGGCGGAGGCTCCCATGCGACATGCCCTTTCCGGCACTGGCTGGGCGGTGGGGACGGTTACGGTATCCACAAAGAGGACGTGGACGTGCAGCGAGAAAAACGCCCTTTCCATCCTCCGGGCCACGCAGAATATCCACGGCGGGGATCTGATTTTTGACTGTGCAAACCGCCTCGTCCACCTGCTTACCTTTGGCGGGAAGGACAGCGGGGCGTTGTTCGCATATCGGAAAAACCTGAAATCCATTCAGCGGGTAGTGGATACCCGAAGCCTTGTCACCCGGCTCTACGCCTACGGCAAGGATGGAATGACCTTTGCTTCTATCAATAACGGGCGGGAATATGTGGAGGATTTTTCCTATACAAGCGAGGTTCGTATTTCCACGCTGGACTGCTCGAATTTCACAAACCCGTATCAAATGCTGGAATTTGCAGAGATGCGCCTTGCGCAGTATGCAAAGCCCCGGATTTCCTATGTCCTCTCGGCTATGGACTTGTCGGCTCTGACCGGCTATGAACATGAGGCGTGGGATTTGGGCGATATTGTGACGGTGGATGATAAGGATTTGAACCTTTCCGTAAAAACCCGCGTGGTGCGCCGCCAGTACAATCTGCAGGAGCCATGGAAAACCGTGCTGGAATTATCAACGACCCTGCGGGAGCTGGGGGATTCCTCGGCGCAATGGGATAAGGCAGCAGATATGCTGGCTTCTACGGATGTGATTGACCGGCAGGAGGTAAAAGACCTTGTACCATTCAACCACCTGCGAAATTCCCGCGCCGACAGCGGCATGAATTACTGGCTCAATTCCGGTTTTGAGGTGGACGTGGCAAACGGCGTTTCCGGTACGGCCTGCTTTAAGGCTGTGGGAGTATCCGGCATGACTAAGAGCCTTGCGCAGACGGTCTACCCGGCCAGCCGCAGCAGTTATACCTTTTCTGCGCAGATTGCCTCGGAGGATTTGAAAAAAGGGCCAAACGGACAGGTCGGGATTGAAGTTGTTTTTGAATATGAGGACGGTTCCACGGAAACGCGGTTCATTGACCTCTTTTAATATAGGAAGGAGCTGGCTATGGCTTTTTTTATGCAGATGGCCGCCGACCTATCCCCGAAGGGATATGAACGCCTGCGCTCCATTACCGTCCGGCTCTGCGTCACCGATTGTACCGGGACAGTATATGTTACGGATATGCTCCTGCAGGGCGGCTCCATTGCCACCGGCTGGGTGGGCCATGTGAGCGAGATACAATGGACGCAGGACGGTTAGGGGGCAGGCATGGCGGCAAAGTTTACACGGTTTTCAGAAACCCTTTTGACAAAAAAGGAGCAGCGGGTAGTGAGCGTTACCGTGAAGCCTTTGATTTCCGACTGTACCGGAACAATCTATTTCACCGACCTTATGGTACAGGAGGGCGACAGGCTGACCGGTTATGTGATCCATACGGAAACCCTGCTGGAAAAATACCGGGAGAGCGGGGCCATTATTCCGCCCCGGTTTTATAATGGCGTGGTGCGCTCGGCGGAAACGGTGGTGCTGTTTAATCTCGGCTCTACAACGGCAGGGCTGGACGCCCATATTTACCCGGTGCAGGATATGGCGGCGGGCAGTGTTTCCCTTGCACTTGGCGCGGGCGCACACAAAGCGGTATTTCCGCAGGCGGTACGGGCCGGGGATGATCTGGCTCTTTTGGCCTCCTCGCGGGAATGTCTGCAAAATGGGGAGCCTGCGGCCAAGCATGGATTTTTCCAGTACACTGCCGCCGGGGACAGCAAGCACCCGGTAACATTGGAGGCGCACAAGTCTGCAAGGCTCTATCTTGAATTTCAGGAAATGCAGGAAGGAGGCGATCTGCTGTGAGGGACTATCTGAAAGGCAAGCGGTGCATGGTGTGGAGCTTCATGGGAAACAGCCGGATGTATCAGGCTCTGCGGGATTATGGCGACAGGCTGGATACCGTGGGGATTTTTACCTTTGAGGTGGATGCCTCCGGGGCCATAACTGAAACTGGCACAAGTATTTCCACTATGCTACCTTATATCAATAAGTGGCCCCATATCGAGTGGCTGCTGACCATTATGAACCACGGCACCGCCAGCATTTTTACAGCCCTTCGCAACAATACGGGCGGGGCGAAAGATAAGTTTTTATCGGAAATCGTGCGGATCATGGGGAAGTATCCATGGTGCGCCGGGGTAGACATTGATTTGGAGCGCGGCGGCGGATATGAAAACCGGTCGGCAGCAAACGCACTGTTCCGGGATATTTACAGGACGGTCAAAGCCTATAACCCCGCCAAGCTCGTTAATATCTGCCTGCCGGGCATGACCGGAGTGCAGGGCAGCGTCGGCGGGGAGAATTGGTGCGTATATGCCGACCTCGACGCATACTGCGACACAGCTTCTATCATGTCTTATGGGATGGCGTGGGCTGGCAGTGCGCCCGGCCCAGTATCGCCCCGGAGCTGGCTGGAAGGCATCTATAATTACGCGGCGCAGGCTATGAACCCGGAGAAGCTGTTCATGGGCCTGCCGGGCTATGGCTGGAACTGGCAGATATATGATACCCCGGAGAACCTTGGCAAGACCTACCGGGGAACTTCTAACACCTACTATGCCGCCAAGCTCTGGATGACCGGCGGCTACAATTTTACCGACGACAAGCCGCCCCAGCCTTTCATCCCTATCGTGGCATATTGGGATGATTACGACAAGGTGCCGTGGGCGCTCCCGCAGGTATACGACTACATGGAAGGACAGGACGCAGTAAGTTATGAATATCCGCTGCTGTCGGGAACCTATAACCGCAGGCATTATCTGACCGCCTACGGCAAGGAGCAGAAGGCTTCCTTTGGCACGGTCTATCTTGACCGGGGCGGCGGCACACCGGATTCCTATTCTGGTGTGGTATCCGTTTCTGATTATATGACGGTGCTTGGGGAAGGAAGCTCGGCGGTGTTCCGCTTTTCCATTGCCAGTGCAGGCAGCTATGATATAGCGGTGCGGCTTTGCTTTCCCTTTTGGGATAAGAACGCCCTGCGGGTAACGGTGGATGGAAGCGCTAAGACCTTCTCGGAGAGCCGCTTATGGTGGCCATATTGGCGGCGAACCTGCTGGCTTTCCTTTGGGCGCATGAACCTCTCGGCGGGGACGCATACCCTGACGATTAACGGCGGTGTTCCCGGCGTTCAGTTTTACGGCTTCCGGGTATGCAGCAGCTTTTCAGAGGCTCCCAGCGCCGGGGAGGTGTCCTTTATGCTTTCGCCGAGGCAGTTTCTGGACGTGGATGGGAACCCGGCCACGCCGGATAAGGGCTTCAAGCTGACCTGTGAAATGCTGCGGCGCAAGCCTGATTCTGCCCTTGTATGGTATGAGGACTTCCGGGACGAAAATCCGCTGCCGGAGAGCTTCTGGACGACGCTTTCCGGGAAGTGGTCGGTATGGCGGGAGGGCTATTTTGAAAGCCGCCCCTATTCCCTGCTGGAAGGCTCCGGAAAGCTGGCGTGGAAATATGAGGGCTTTTCTGACCTGCATATCCGGGCGCGGGTGGGCTTTCCGCAAAATGGCGGCGGGCGGGCCGGGATATTCCTCGGAAATCTGTTCTGCTGCTTAAACTTCGATACCCAGCGGGTGGAGCTGTACCAAGGCTCCTCTCTCCTTGGAAGCTATGCAGCAGCCTTTTCCAAGACCCCGGCCAGCGCGATCCATAGCGCCCCGACATTATACACCATTGAGATGCGCAAGCGTGGGAACCGCGTCCGGGTATACTCCGGTTCCAGTTATACGCTGCGCTTTACGGCAACGGTGAGCGCCACCAGCGGCTATGCGGGGATACAGGCGGACAATGCCATTGTCTGCGACCTGCTGCGGGCCGGGGACGCTTGGGCCTATGAGCCGTATGAGTGCTTTATGGTGGAATACCCGGACGGACGGCGCACCAGCTTTGGCCGCGTTGCCCGCTCCGGCGTTTCATGGGACGAGGAATTTCAGGTGTTTATGGTAAATTCCGACGTGGAGGAAACGGCCACCCGGAGCGAGGATATTTCCCTTGATTATGACTTTTTTCATTCCCACACCATGGCGCTGGCCTGCGGCGGCGATTACCCGGTGAAGATTATCCCGCAGGACATCAATTTATGGACGGCCCGGCTGTTCCTTGGGGACGCGGACGGTTTTTCTATCCTGTATTATCAGGACGTGGATTCGCTGGTCTATTGGGCCAACGAGGCGGCTTACCGCTGGAAGTTGCGGGGAATTGCAATCTGGTCTTTGGGGCAGGAAGATATGCGGCTGTGGGAGGCTTTGCCGAAACAGATAACTTAATACCCGGAAATGAGGACGCCTTGTGCGTCCTTTTTCAATATCAAAATTTAAGGAGGATTTGGAACATGAAGAATGTATGGAACTGGATGCAGGTGGCTTTGGCCGCCATTGGTGGAGGGCTGGGCTGGTTCTTCGGGGAACTGGACGGCTTTTTCTATGCCCTGATCGCTTTTGTGGTGATTGACTATCTGACCGGCGTAATGTGCGCCGTTGTGGATAAGAGCTTATCCAGCGAGGTAGGATTTAAGGGCATTTTCCGAAAGGTGCTGATCTTCATTATGGTCGGTGTGGGCCATGTGATCGACAGCCAGATTATCGGCAGCGGGGACGCTCTGCGAACGGCGGTGATCTTCTTTTACATTTCCAACGAGGGCGTGAGCCTGCTGGAAAATTCCGCCCGCATGGGCCTGCCGATTCCGCAGAAATTGAAGGACGTTCTGGCGCAGCTCCATGATAAGGAGGATAGTACAAAATGAAATTGATCCAGTCTATTTTAACCCGGAATCCCTGCTATACGGCGGGGAGGAAAATTACAGTAAAAGGGCTTATGCTCCATTCTGTGGGCTGCCCGCAGCCGAAGGCGTCTGTCTTTATCAATAGCTGGAACAGTGCCAGCTATGACCGGGCCTGCGTCCACGCCTTTATCGACGGGAACGACGCGGCTATCCATCAGACGCTCCCTTGGAACCACCGGGGTTGGCATTGCGGCTCCGGCAGTAAAGGGAGCGGAAATGACACTCATATTGGCGTGGAAATGTGCGAGCCTGCCTGTATCAAATATACGGGCGGCTCGTCTTTTACTTGTTCTGATCTGGCGACGGCGCGGGCCGTGGCAAAACGGACGTATGAGGCGGCGGTGGAGCTGTTTGCCTATCTCTGTAAGGAGTACGGCCTGAACCCTACGGCGGACGGCGTGATCGTTAGCCACCGGGAGGGCCACAGCCGGGGGATTGCCTCCAACCATGGCGACCCGGAGCATTTATGGAGCCAGCTTAACATGGGCTACACCATGGACGGCTTCCGGCAGGCAGTAAAGGCGGCTATGGCAGGTTCCGGCAATGCGGAGGATACCGGCAGTTACACAAAGATTATGGGGACGGCCATTGCGACAAAAGAGCAGATGCAGGCTTATATCAAAGCGGCTAATCCTTCTGTGCCGCAGGCTGTCCTTGATATGATCCCGTTATACCTTTCCGAAGGCAAGGCCGAGGGTGTGCGCGGGGACATTGCCTTTGCGCAATCCTGTCTGGAAACCGGGAACTTCGGCTTTTCCGGTTCTGCCGTAACGCTCGACCAGAATAATTTCTGCGGTATGGGCGTCACGAGTAATGGCATGAAGGGCAATTCTTTTGACACGCCCCAGCTCGGTATCCGGGCGCAGGTGCAACACCTCAAAGCCTATGCCTCCACGGACGAGCTGGCAAACGCCTGTGTTGATCCGCGCTTTTCCTATGTAACGCGCGGCTGTGCGCCTTATGTGGAATGGCTGGGGATTCAGGAAAATCCGCAGGGCAAGGGCTGGGCCGCCGGTGCCGGATACGGGGCGAAAATCCTCGCCATTCTGGAAAAGATCGTCGGGGCCTCCGGCAATGCCGACAATCTGTACCGGGTAAGGAAATCGTGGGCCGACGCCGCTTCCCAGCTTGGCGCATTTGCAGTGTTGGAGAACGCCAAGGCGCTGACGGACAAAAATCCCGGCTATGCGGTCTTTAACAGCACCGGCCAGCAGGTCTACCCGACAACCTCCACCCAAAGCGGACTGTACCGGGTACGCAAGAGCTGGGCCGACGCCGCCTCCCAAAAGGGCGCGTTTGCCGTACTGGATAATGCCAAACGGTGCGCGGACGAAAACGCCGGATACTCGGTCTTTGACGAGAATGGCAAGGTGGTTTATACAGGTACGGCGGCAGCCACTACCTATACCGTCCAAAAGGATGATACTTTGTGGGGAATTGCCTCCCGTAAGCTGGGAAGCGGCCTCCGCTATACGGAAATCAAGAAATTGAACGGCCTGACCTCGGACGTGATCTATGCCGGGCAGGTTTTGAAAATCCCGGCTAAGTAAATTTGTGCGGCCCTTCGGGGCCGCTTTTTTCAAAGGAGGCGATAACACCATGACTGGCGCTGAAAAAGAAAAAATCCGTTTCTTCCGTATGGAGGGGCTCGGCTATGGCGCGATTGCCGCACGGCTGGGGCTTTCCGAAAATACGGTCAAGAGCTTCTGCCGCCGCAATCATTTAACGGGTGTAGCTGCTAAGGAGGCGGTTACGGCCTGCCGCCATTGCGGCCAGTCCCTTGCGGAATTACCAGGACGGAAAGGAAGAAAATTCTGCTCTGAAGCCTGCCGCCGGGCATGGTGGAAGACCCACCCGGAGCTTGTGGATAGAAAAGCATTTTATCTTATGACCTGCGCCCATTGCGGGGAGGAGTTTAAGAGCTATGGAAACCAAAAGAGGAAATATTGTTCCCATGCCTGTTATATCGCGGCGCGGTTCGGGGAAGGAGGCGGCCATGACAAAGGAACAGTTTGAACGGGAGAAAAAGTATCAGGCGGCCCTTGCCGTGGCCCGTTCCATGCTCCGGCAGGGTGTGATAAATGACGCTGATCTGGTACGCATTGAGGCCCGATTAAAAGAAAAATTTAAGCCGGTTTTAGGCGGCTTTTTATTTTGAAAAGCCTTTCTTTTTCGGGTGGCTTCCTATAACATCAGTGTCCTGAAAGGAGGGCGTAATATGCAACGCACAATTAAAAAAGTGAACATGGCGGCAGTACAGCAGGTTCCCAAGCAGAAGCGCGTGGCCGCTTATGCGCGGGTATCCTGCGGCAAGGATGCCATGCTCCACTCATTATCTGCGCAGGTAAGCTATTACAGCGCATTGATACAAAAAACGCCCGGCTGGGAATACGCTGGTGTGTATGCGGACGAAGCTCTGTCCGGCACAAAGGATACCCGTGGGCAATTTCAAAAGCTGCTGGCAGACTGCCGGGCCGGGGACATAGACCTGATTATCACCAAGTCAATTTCCCGTTTTGCCCGCAATACCGTCACGACCTTGCAGACTGTCCGGGAATTGCGGCTGATCGGCGTGGACGTGTATTTTGAAGAACAGAATATCCACACACTCGGCGAGGACGGGGAGTTTCTGCTTACCCTCCTCGCTGCTTATGCGGAGGAGGAGGCCCGCTCTGTATCCGAGAATATCCGCTGGCACGTTCAGTCCAATTTCCGGCAGGGGCTTGCGTGGAGCGTTGAGATGTATGGATACCGGCAGGAAAACAACAGGCTGGTGATTGTACCGGAGGAAGCGGAGCTTCTGCGCATGGCCGCCGCTATGTATCTGCAGGGGGCCAGACCGATTGAAATTGAGCGGGCCTTTGCCAAGGCCGGGGCCGTTGGGACGCGGGGCGCGGCGCTTACTGGTTATCATATCATAAAGTTGCTCTGCAATGAGAAAATTGCCGGGGACATGGTTTTACAGAAAACCTTCGTGGATGATCCGATTGCAAAGAATAACCGGAAGAATGACGGCGAGAGGCCACAATTTTATGTAGAGAACAGCCACGAGGCTATCCTTGACCGGGAAACCTATGAGAAGGTCTTGGCGGAATATGCGCGGCGGAAAGAGGAAGGCCCGCTTGGGAAGTATCCGTTTTCCCACCGTATTGTATGCGGGAAATGTGGCGCTCGGTATGTTCACCGCCTACGGGGCAAAGAGGTCTATGCGTGGCTCTGCTGTACCTATAACCGAAAGGGAAAGGCCCATTGTGACGCCAAGATTATACAGGAGCAGAAATTGGAGGCCATTGCCGCTGAGGTTTTGGGCCTGCCGGAGTTTGACGGTGATATTTTTCAGGAAAAGGTAAAGGAGATACAGGTGTGGGAGAACCGCATACTTGCCTTCATTTTCTATGACGGGCATATCATAGAGCGGCCATGGGAGAACGCAGACCGCCGCTATGGGAGGAGGTCAAAATCATGCCAGCAGTAGCAGCAAAAGTTACGGTCATTCCGGCCAAGAAAAACAGCATACCGCTAAGCCCTTCGGGTGCGCAGGTACAGAAGCTGCGGGTGGCGGCCTATGCCCGTGTATCCACAAACCTCGAAGAACAGATTACCAGCTATGAGGCGCAGGTGGATTATTACACCCGATATATCCAGTCAAAGGAAGATTGGGAGTTTGTTGATATGTATACGGACGAGGGCATTTCCGCAACGAATACCAAAAAGCGCGAAGGCTTTAACCGCATGGTGGCGGACGCTCTGGCCGGGAAGATTGACCTTATCATTACAAAATCAATCAGCCGCTTTGCCCGTAATACGGTGGATACCTTAACCACAGTACGGAAGCTCAAAGAAAAAGGGATTGAGGTTTTCTTTGAGAAAGAGAATATCCGAACCCTTGACGGAAAAGGCGAGCTGCTTATCACCATTATGTCCTCGCTGGCGCAGGAAGAAAGCCGCTCCATCTCAGAGAATGTGACATGGGGCCAGCGTAAGCGGTTTGCGGATGGCAAGGTAAGTATTCCATACGGTCGGTTTCTCGGATACCGAAAAGGCGCAGACAATCTGCCGGAAATCGTCGAGGAGGAGGCCACTACTATAAGGCTCATTTACCGCCTGTTCCTCTATGGCAAATCACCCTCGGCCATAGCGGCATATCTGACCGACGAAGGTATCATTACGCCGGGAGGGAAGAAAATCTGGCGGAGCAAGGTAGTGGAAAGTATTCTCACCAACGAGAAATACAAAGGGGACGCGCTTCTGCAGAAGAAATTCACTGTGGATTTTCTCACTAAGAAAAGCAAGGTCAACGAGGGCGAAGTGCCGCAGTATTATGTAGAGAACAGCCACCCGGCCATTATCGAGCCGGAGAAATTTGACCTTGTGCAGTATGAATTGAAGCGCCGCAAGGAAGACGGCAGGTTTACGAGCTGCCTGCATCCCTTTTCCGGGAAACTGACCTGCGGCGAGTGCGGCGGCATTTACGGCAGTAAGGTATGGCACTCGAACACCCCGCACCGCGCTCTGGTATGGCAGTGCAACGAGAAGCACCGGGGCCAGCATTGCAAAACGCCCCATCTTACCGAGGCAGAAATCAAAACCGCTTTTCTGGCCGCTTTCAATCAGATACTTGGCAGTCGGGCGGAAATCATAGAGGCATATCAGGAAGTCATGGAGGCTTTGACCGATACTCGCGATCTTGATACCGAGCAGGAGCAGCTTGAAAATGAAAGCGAGGTTGCTATGGGCCTGATCCGTAAGATTATTGCGGACAATGCGCAGAAGGCTATGGATCAGGGGGAATATGAGCGGAAGTATACCGGATACTGCGACAGGTACGAGGCGGCAAGAAAGCGGCTGGCAGAAATAGGCGAGCTTCGTTTGGAGCGCAACGCCAAGCGCACGAAAATTGCCATGTTCCTCGAAAGGCTGGAAAGCAGCGCCGAGCTGGTAACAGAATTTGACGAGGAACTTTGGTATTCCACAGTGGATTTTGTGACGGTATATGAGGATATGCGGCTGGTGTTTACCTTCCGCGACGGACAAGAGGTTGAGATACCCGCTGAAATATGGAAAGCTGCATAATGAAAAAGTCGCCCGCAGGTTTTGGCCTGCGGGCTTTCGTCGTTTTACATGGTATCTATGAGGGCAAGTAGCAGATTTTTCTGCTCCTCGGTCAAGGTACTCCATTTTGAGAACAGTACGCTCTGTTCTTCGGTTAATTGCGCCGGATCATTCCCCTCGGAGAAGAATTGCGATAAAGTTATACCAAACGCCCTGCATACCGCCTCCAAGGTCGGAAGCGTCGGCGCATTATTTCTGTTAAACATATTTGTGACTGTGGAATGGGAGAGATTGGCTTCCTTTGCCAGCCGGTAATCTGTCCAGCCGCGCTCCTCCATCAGTTGCTTTATGCGTTTTTGTGTATTCATATATCCACCTGCCCATCTGTATCTATTCTAAGGCCCAAAATGGTGATATAATAGTCACAATCGGTAGACATATCATTTCCCACAAAGGGCATACTGATAGCATAGCAGCAGGCGGGGATACTATTCATATAATCAGGAGGCACCAACATGGAAGAACACTTATTTGAAAGACTGGCCCGTGAGAGGAATATCACGGTTGAAGAAATGCGGGCAATTATCTCGGCCCGCATTAAAAAAGGTATGAATGATCCAGACCCGGAGAAGCGGGCGCAATGGGAGAAGATACCATGCGCCGGGGAAATTCCAACGCCAGAGGAATGGCTGAAATATGCGGTTGAAACCTTGGAGGCAGAGGGACGCGGCGATCTGCTCCGCTGGTATCCGAACCTTTAA